TCACCATCTCACGCTCAAGAGTGATAGGGTTGGAGGCCACACTACCTCCCAAACCCAAAATCCAAATGTCCCATGACCACGTGCTCGAAGCACCATATGCCACAGGCAAAAGAATACCACTCGTCGTGTCCGGCGTGGTGAAAAAAGCTTGACACACATACTCAGACCCCCCAGTCTGAGTACCACCAGTTGCCCATCCCAACAGCGATGTAGCCACAGTATTTCCGTTGAAACGGTTAATAGCTGTGGAATTTCCCACATTAGCAGCGTTGTTGGTTGAGGTCACTGCGACATTTCCTGCCGCACTAAACGTGGTTGCTATGGCCAGATAGTTACCTGGACACAACAATGTGTTATTTGGAATGAGCGTCACATTCGCTCCTGACGAATTACCGGGATTAGGCACAAAATACCCACCCCCCCATGTGGCGGGGTTCCCGAACGCAGCACCTGTGGAAGTGGTGAAATTAGTGACGGTCGCAACACCGCCAGTGCTCACCGTTCCTGTCACATGCTGAGTGAAAATAGTTGAGTTAGTGGAGGTTTCCCCCGTTGGCCACAACATTTCAATATCATATGTGATCCACAACTCACCAATGACTACAGAGTTGGCTGGCTGACCAGCTGTTGCCAGCTGGAAAATACCAGGACCAAACTTCTGAAAGTCACCAAGTGATGTCAACGACGCAGTCGTTGTTGCTCCTGGAGCAATAGTGAACACATTGAACTGATTCTCAGCATAAGCACACTCCACAGGGAATATGGCATGCTCATAGGGGGTCAAACTCTTCGAAAATTGTTGCTGCTGCATGACGCGCTTGTTTGGAAACGCAACATCATACGTATCATAGTCAGTTGCACCTGACACAGATCCCACACCAAGTGTGGATGCTTGCGCTGTACCAGACAGGGGCACATACTCAAAGCAGCAGCCATGAAGTTTGAACTTCTCATACATCCTCGCCATCTGCGAGAGCCATGGAAACACTGCGGGGTTTCCAGGATTGATGAAATAAGAAGTGTTTGTGAATGCGGTTGTTGAAACAACATCTTGGATGTACTCACGATGTCGAAGGCGCACGGCTGCACCGTGCGGCCCAGAAAATGACGCAGTAGCGTTGGTATTAAAACCAGACGACTTGTCAATAATTCCGAGCAATGAATTCTGATTCATCCCCGAGGCGGCTGATTTAGCCTCCCCATACTCTCCAAATCCTATGAGTTTCGCAAACCATGAAGCAGCATTGCCCAACGCAGTTCCAGCACCTGGAATACCGGTTGCCGATCCAAGGGCAGAGCCCAAAGTCCTTGCGCCCTTGTTAACCGCTCCTGCACCCTCTGAAGAGTGAGTGAAGGGCGTGGCAACTGCTCGAGCAATATCGCCAATTGAATAAGCTCCATGGCCTCCCATCTTTTTGGGTTTGCCACCTCCAACGAGGTGCCCTCTTTTGAGGACATTGAGAACTTTTCTCTCAGCTTTCTTCACTACTTTTCCTGGCTTAGGCATTGCAAAACACAAACAACAAAAAATGAGTAATATTGTCAGTAAATGGCTCACACACAAACGTTTAAAGCGGATGTCAGACACCGGTTTCGCTTTTACGACCCGACATTGTCGTCGCTCAT